GGTCTTTGAATCGCACTTTTTACAATGAGGAAAACCCATTGTAAAAAGTGATCCCAACGGGGCTCGAACCCGTGACCTTGGCGTGCCTTATATGGGTATGATCCCACTCGTGTATACGTAGTATAAGCACCACGCTCTAACCAACTGAGCTATGGGATCAAAACTCATACATCGTGACTGTGAACCTACCTTTTGTCCTCACTGTAGGTTCGATGAAGAGTTCTCGTATCTTATCCTTACCACGGGTCGTACCTTTAAGTTCCTTCGACTCTTTATCAATACTCGCTTCCGAACGAAACACAACACCTTCCGCCTTGTGATATTCGATTCCATCCTTCATGATGACCACGACATCATTGGGAGGAAGTGTTTGAGCGCCAATAAAATTGGGATCTTTGTACATCGCTCTAAACATACACTCCATTGAGATATTTTCCAATCATAAATCCTAAAACATTCGTTAGATTTTCACCGATAGAATAGTGCCACGTGTGCGACTCCGAATTTTTTATACCGAAGACTCTATCTATGAAATTTTCGTGCTTGGGTGTACCGGCATACACGTGACGATACCACAAGGGTGTTTTCTCGTCGGATGTAGAGAGACACCCTCCTAAATTCTCTACGATATCCGGACGCATAGAAAGCCAGTATTCAAATATTTCCCACACGATTCCCAAGATGATCCAAAACCAAAACTGTTTGGGATACAAAAAGCCTAGAAGCATGTACAGAAGTAAGTGTCCGTACTGAAACCCATAAAATTCGGTTCTGTAACACCCCTCCGTCTTTCTTTTACACGAACATTTGTTCGCGTAGGCAAAGAACCATACTATAAACAACAGTATAATCACTATCATTTATAATAAGTGTACATAATTTTAAGCATTCTTAATCATGTTATTGATGCTGGTGTTCCGTATGGAGTTACCCAGCTTGTCGAGACCGAGGAGGCTACTGATTTCCGCGAGGAGTACAAACTGTTGACTCATGACGACAGCTTTCGCGAACCGGGTCTTGGGGGAATAGTCACCGTACCCCACGGAAGACATCGTAGTAAACGAGAAGTAAAAAGGGTCTACGATATTGTCCTCGAAACCAAACGCATCAGGATTGACGCGGTTAATCGCGGCATACACGAGACCGTACAGAAGAGAGATCATCAAAATAGGTAAAAATTGAATGAACCTAAGCATTTACAATGTACTGAGAAATTTATACGGATGGCATTCGTTCTAACTCGTCTACGTCCCGACTCTTTCTTCTCGTCGCGATGTTCTGAAAAGCACCCAACCACTTGCTCACCGCACGTCCCGAACCTGTCACGGATGCCGCATCATCACTCATGACAATCGAGAGTCCGTTACAAACATCCGGTTTGTTCTCTTTATCAGGAAATTGTACCATGAATGCCTGAATGGAAATGGAGGGTATATCCGGTGCGTCATCCAACAATTTGTCGTACTCCTCACGCGACTTCATGATGAATTCCACTACGTCGGAACGATGCTTGATATCCAACGACAGTTCCATATCTATTGACCTGTAGAACTTAGACCACTGTACACACATGACCGAGTGCGCTTCCGATAAAGGGAGACTCTGACTAAACTTACTGATAGAAGAAAGAATACCAGCTATGACGTTGAGGAAGGCAAAGAAATACTGGACAATCATGATACGCGTCTTGGTATCGTTACTCACACCGTCATTACCGCTGGGGTTTAGCACAGCAAAACCACCCACACCCGTTATTGAGGCTATGATGATAGACGGATACGCCAGCCAATCATTTTGCTTTTTATAATAGAGACGTGCATGGTTGTGTAACCAGCGATACCCGGCGGCTTTCTCTGCCCATTTGACAAGTAGCTTCTCCTGCTTCTCACACCATTCACAGTGTTCTTCCTGTTTTTGAACACTCATGGAACCTAACTTACTCGGATAAATTTTTAGCGCACTCCCTGGCTAATTTATCGACGGCTTCATTTTGGGGTGTACCATTATGAGCCTTGACCCACTTCCATTCAATCATGGTAAAGCGTTCCCTCAATTCGTCGAGTTTTACCCATAATTCTTTGTTCTTAACATCTCCCCCTGAAGAAGTTTTCCATCCATTCTTCTTCCAATTGTGTATCCACGAAGATATTCCCTGCTTCACGTAATTACTGTCCGTCACGATACGTACGTATTTCTCTTCCATCCATAGACACTGTTCGAGTGCTTTCACGATAGCTGTCATTTCCATCACGTTATTCGTAGTATTAGGTTGTGCCCCACATAGCTTAAAGTCCTTACTAATGGCCGCCCACCCACCTCTACCAGGGTTTCCCAAACAGCTTCCATCAGTGTACACTTCGTACATACTTACTTATCGTGGTTTATCCTTATATTCCGAAGCCTTCTTCGGTGTTTTACAAATCGTATCACCACAGTGGTCTCTGTTCTGGTACACGGAGTTTATGGATGTTGAAATTTCGTTACACGACTTGAGATTCCAACGTCCTAACGTAGGTTTTTCAACTTTCACGATAAGTTCATACATTCGCCTGAGTAACATACTCATTTTCAATTTTAAAAATTGTGCGATTTCAATTTTTAAATATGAATTTTTTAATAGCAAATACAAATTTGATTTGTATGCTTAGTTAGAGAAGGCAAGACCACCCATACCAGACTGGATGCGGAGGACGTTGTAGTTAGTCGCGAACATGTGCATGTTGGTCGCGTCGGTGGTGTTCATGGTAACGGACACCTGGGCGTTGTCAATGCGCGAGAAGTTGCAAGTGCCGGTAGGCTGGTGCTCCTCGGGCTTAAGGGCAAAGGAGTACGAATACACGCCCGCGTATGGGGAACCACTGTGGTGGAAGTGGGGCTGCACCTGGTTGAAGTACTTACCCTTCTGCTCCTTGAAACGGTCCTGGCCGTTAAGAACGAGCTTGAAGGTGTTGAGGGGACCGACGACCTCCTCGGTGAAGGCGTTGGCAGCCGCGGTACCGTCGGTGCCTACCTTGAGGAGAGGAGCACCAGAGACGGAGGTGGAGATGAAAGCGTTGGACGCCGCGATCGCGGTGGGGTCAGCCTCGAGGACAACCTCGCCGACGGCACCCTTGGAGGTGAAGTTCCACATCTTGGTACGGGCGACACCCTCGTCGAAGCACCATACGAGCTCCTTGATGGGGTGGTTGTACGAGAGGCGGACCTGCTTGGTGGAAGCGGAGGTGACGGTATCAGTACCAGTGTGCTGAACCTGCTCGATGAGGTACTCGTGACCCTTCTGGGCGAAGCGGCGACGCTCCTCGGTGTCGAGGTAGATGTAGTTGGCCCAGACCTTGAAGGTGTCAGTGTTAAGGTAAGTGGTGAACTCCGAAGATAAATCGAAATCAATACGAACCTCGTGGTACTGCAGAGCAATTAGTGGGAGATAAAGACCGGGATTGCGGTTAAAGAAGAAAACGAGAGGAAGGTAGACAGTGGAGTCGGCAGTGCCGGTAGTCATCTTACCCCAAGTGGCCTTCTTGCACTCATCGAGGTAAAGCTCGGAGTACAGACGCCACCAGCGCTGGTAGTGCTTGTCGACACGCTGACCACCGATGGACATTTCCACAGAGGAGACGGCGCGCTCGGCGACCCAGCAAAGATCGGCGGTAGCATCGGAAGTGTTGGACGCGATGCCGGACTTGGACTTAAGCTCGACATACATGTCACCGACGAGATCACCGTTGCGGGCAACAGTGACGGAGACGCGGCCGGAGTCGGCGGCAGTACCGTTGACGGTCTGCTCGATGTTCTCCATCGCGAAGTTAGTGTGGCGCTTGTATTTCGCCTGGAAGAAAGTTACCTCAGGGTTACCGGTAAGGTAAACGTCCTGGGCACCGTACGCTACGAGTTGCATGAGACCGCCAGCCATTTTGAGAGTTGTTGTACTATAAGCAGAGAAAATAATTTTGGGGAAATGCGAAATTTCGCGATCCAATTTTTCTTGGTCTAATTTAAATGTCAAATCAGCCTGAGGAAAATGAGATTGAAATCGAGGAGGGTGAGATCGTCTCCGAGTCGGAGACCGAGACTGAGGAGGAACCCATCGATGAGGAGGAGATCGACATGGACGAGGATGAAATGATGTTCGAGGATGATGGCATGGATGTCACGACTCTCATGACCTCTCTCCTGGCTACGGAAGATGGTGACACCGTGTGCACCGCCCTCGTTGGGATCTCCCAACAACTCCAGATGCAAAATAAAATCCTGATAAAGATTTTGAGTGAGTTGAAAAATTAATTAGAGAGAAAAATTGTAAATCATATAACTATGGAAGATACTCACTTCATCGACAAGGACCCGGATAAGTATGAAGCACTCGCCGAGCTACAGAAACGGGCTATTCAGTCGATGAACGGAGAATCCGAATTTGAAAAAATTGTTCAGGCCTTCGAGAAGTTGTGGAATCTCAGAACGGAGGATTTCAAGTGTGCACGTGAACTTGGTTACCGGCAATACATTCACAGTGACAACTTTGACGAGCACGGGAATCCTATGGTGTCTAAACTCGATATTTTGGCTATAAAAGGTATTCGTGAAAAACAACGACGCTATCTCGTCGACCTCAAAAACAGAATCAAAGAAATTAACCTTGACAAAAAAGAAAACGACGACGGCGTAAATCTCATCACCCGTGTCCATAACATCCTGAAGCAAGTGAAGGATGGATACGACAACGTTCGACGTCACTACAATGCGTACGAGCGGGTCGTAAACCCCACGGTCAAGCACCAGGCGAGCTCGACGTCCGATCCTTCTACGATGTGTGAAGAAGACACTGAGAGTGTCTCTTCGTACCAAAAGTGTCTCATTTTTGCCCTGGATGAACTGTACAAGGCGAAGTATCGTAGATACAAGGGGTTCTGCTGTGAAGAGCGTAAGACTGAAGACGGGTACAATACACGGGCGTGGGAACAGAAAATGTCCATCGAAGATTTCGTATATTCGTTGGCAAACAAGGATGATAACTTTGAGATGTGGAAGAACTTCACGAGCAAGGGGAGCATCTTCAGGGAAGTGATCGATAACCTCTCCAAGTGTCAGGATTCACAGTTTCCCACTATCGAAAAGCGACGTTACGTGTGGTCTTTCAAGAATGGTGTCTTCATCGGTAAGGAGTGGGTTGCCACAAATCCTATGGATGAGAATGATGGGTACTATAGATGTGCGTTTTACCCGTACACCAGCAAGGAGTTTGCACGTCTCGACCCAACCTTGATCGCCTGTAAATACTTCGATAAGGTGTTCGACGACTATTCTCACGTTGACAACTGGGAAGATATTCCAACGCCTAACTTTGACCGTGTACTTCAATATCAAAACTTCGAACCGGAAGTGTGCAAATGGGCCTATGTGATGGGTGGGCGCCTGTGCTTTGATGTCGGTGAGTTGGATAAATGGCAAATCATCCCATTCTTCAAAGGAATTGCGAAAAGTGGTAAGAGTACCCTGATCACAAAGGTATTCAAAAAGTTCTACGAGAGTCAGGATGTAGGCACACTTTCGAACAATATCGAGAAGAAGTTCGGCCTCTCCGCCATCGCGAACAACTTCATGTTCATCGCACCAGAGGTGAAGGGTGATCTTTCACTCGAACAGGCGGAGTTCCAGTCTATTGTATCTGGCGAGGATGTATCCATCGCTGTCAAAAACAAACAAGCCATTCCCATGGTTTGGAAGGTTCCGGGTGTCTTGGGAGGTAACGAAGTTCCGGGGTGGAAGGATAACTCGGGCTCTGTTTTGCGTCGTATTTTGCCTTGGAACTTTAGCAAACAGGTGCGTGAAGCGGATCCCGCTCTCGATGATAAGCTTGAAAACGAGTTGCCTATCATTCTACTCAAGTGTGTACGAGGCTACATCGACTACAGGAACAAGTACGCTGATGCGGATATCTGGAATGTAGTTCCAAAGTACTTTGAACTCATCAAGATGCAAGTCGCGAAGGTTGCAAACTCTCTTATCCACTTCCTCGAGTCTACCAACGTGGACAAGGCTAAGGGTGAGTACGTACCTCAGAGCCTCTTCGTGGCCGCTTTCAATACACACTGTAAGAACAATAACCTCGGGCAGCACAAGTTCCACGAAGACTTCTATGTTGGTCCATTCAGCTCGTACGATATCGAGGTTAGAAACGAATCGGTGTCTTACCGGGGTCGTCAGTATCCCACTCAACCCGTTATTTTCGGTGTCGACCTAAAGGAAGACGAACTAATGACTGGGAACAACCATTAAAAAAAATCCTATAAGATAGTAATATGAGCCAGTCGGTCAAAGAATTTGTCAGGCAGTCTGGTGTGGACGTACGGCAAAGTCCCAATTATGACTCGAATAATAACAATAACTTTGCTCGGGAACTTGAGATGGAGCTGGAAAGAGCTGAACGCGCTCGCGCGGCTGAGCGTATGGCTCGCAGGGAAGACATTGCTCGTGGTCAGCAATTCTTCCGTGAACCTGCTCGACCCGAGTTACAACAGCGACGAGCGATGCCTCCTCCCCCTCCTCCTACACGGAGTCGATTCGCGCAATTCGAAAACAACTCTCCCCTTGAAAATGAGTTCGCGGACATTAACATCAATAAATTGGTAAACAATGCGATGAGAGAACCCATAGACAATGTTTCTCCAATCAACGAAGCCGCGTTTGAAAAGGCGCTCGCGGAGATGAACCCGAACGTGGTCAACGAATTCGCGGATTTGACTCCTCTTGTCATTTCTTCATTCAGACCGGGTATGTTCAACGCCGGTGTAGACAGTGGTTACGGACAGAAAGATACCGTCATCAACCTTAAACAGATAGTCATCAAAAAACCACTCGCTAAAATGCGAATCGCCGACGGTCTTTATATAGAAACGAAGGAAATCGTCGGTAGGTACGGTCAACAAAAGATTGCCGTCAGGCACACCCGTAATCTTGGACTCAAGGGTAACATGAACATACCCCTGGTCACTGTAGAATTTAAGATGGTGATTTCTAATGATGACGGTGTAAACCAAGGAACAAACGTAAACATTTACAAAAACGGTAAGATTCGTTTCTCCGGTGGTTTATTAGCGAGTCACATATCTGTCCAACCGGAAGCGGTTCGTCGTTACATCGTGGACAACTACACGACGAAAGAACCCTTCTTCTACAACCCCATTCAGTTTAACAATCTCAGTGGTCAATTCAACATCAACGGTGTTTTCAGGATGGACAACATCGCGTCCAAGTTTGCTCGGTACGGTAGCGTCGTCTACGAACCCGAACTCACACCTATGATGTACGTGACGATGCGGGGGTACACACTCAACATAAGCAAGTCTGGTGTCGTGCAAATCATAGGCGCGAAGACACCTGCTCTTCTTGAAAATGCCTACAAGGCTACTTCTCAAGTCATTCGCCAGTTTGACATTGGAGAAGATATCATCATCAAAAAGACACGGGCGTCTCCCAAAAAGAAAACGAAGCGTAAGATTAAACCCGTTTCTCCCCCCAAGCCCAAGCGTGTCGTGAAACGCAAAACCGCTCTCAATAAAAACCAAATTAACGCCCTCAAGATTGACGGAAAGAAGTGTGAGCGCATGGATAAAAAGGAACTCGTGGATCTCGCGCGTAAAATGGGTGTTATCAACTTTAGGGTCAAGAGTGGTGGTGTCACCCGTGACATGTACAAGCGCGAAATTTGCGACGCTATCAAGAAGAAGTCCGGTATAAAAACGGCCAAGGTGAAGAATGTCACCATGTCTGGGAAAAACACCACTTTCCGCATAGGACGTAAACTGTGTCGCGATATGACCCTTCCTCAAATTAAGCAAATAGCCGAGGTACTCAAGATTAACACCAACGGTAAGCAGAAGAAGGATGATCTTTGTAAAAAGATCGAGGCTGTTCGAAACAACCTGAACAAGCCTAAACCCAAGCCCGTTTCCCCACCCAAGCCCACCAAACGTGAGGTTCAAAGGGCGAAGAAGGCACAGGTTCAAAACCAAAAGGCGCAAGAACGAGTCAAGAGGGTCGGATTAGATGATAACTCTATTCGTAAGGACCTCGAGAAGCAGTACGGTAAAGCCTGGATGAACCGATACAAGCCTAATCTCACACAGGATATCAGGAATATCAAGAATGCCGCGTCTAGGGTGAGCGCCAACAATAGGAACAAGGCGCTCGGTGTACCCAAAAAGATGGTCGTCGACAAAATCAAGAAGGATATGGTTAAGAACTGGAAGATGCAGAGGAAGCGTAACCTCGAGCGGAACTACGTGATGAAGAATGTTAACGTGACCGGCGTTCCCAATAACATGAAAAACAGGTGGAGACAAGCGGCGGCGAACGAAGCTCTTCGTAGGAATAAAGCCATGACTGCTAAGCAGTTCGCGGTACTCAAGAAAAAATGGTTAAAGGGTATGGCTTCTATTAGAGGAAATGGGAACACGCGAAGAAATATTGGGGCGGCTCGAGCTCGGATTGAAACGTTATAAACACGGTGTACGAGTCGACGACGATACCCGGACGTGGGGTACCCCAAAAGATTCATGGATGGCTATGGCGAGAGAGGAACTTTTAGATGCGGTGATTTATGTCGTAGCGGATTACATCAGAAGTGTCAGAAGCGAAGGAGATCGTGCACCCAAATCCTTTCATAAAAATGATGAGCCCGATGATAACAAACTCATCATGTCTATTGTCGACGATTGGGATTGTGTTGAGAGTCCACAACACAAAATGCTCCTATGGAACCTCTTCAAAATGCTCCGTAGTGATCTCTTCAGCGCTGACTAAAGCGAGCAACACATTACTTCCACAACTAAACTGATATGCGGCTTCCCACCACATATGAGTTATGGCGAAGAATATACACATGATATAGGCATACGACTGTGCCCCGAGTAAAGAAGATCCGGTCAATTGATACGGTACGGGTTTTCTATGCAGTGCGTACACCGTTAATACACCGAAGATGATATTGAAAATATCGAGATATCTTTGATACACGATCATGATTCCAAAACCCATTAAAAGTAGAAAATCTGCGACGATCGCGTTAATTTGACTGTACCTGACGACTTCTAGTGGAATCGTGAGGACGACTTCCTCGGGTAGGGGTGGAGGTTCTGGAACGTCTACGTTACATCCAACCACGAGGGAACCGTCGGGTTTTTCTATGACTACATGCCGTTCTCCTCCCATCTATAATACCTGCCTATAAAGAGTGTAGAGAGAGAACGCGAGGACGACGTACAACACGTACATCAGGGTCTTGGGAACGAGAGTAAAGTCATCGAGGACTTTCAGATCGTCCTCATTGAGCTTGTTCTTGTACATGTTGAGCTGATTCAATAAGAGATGGAGGAGTCGTATAGACAGTAACAAAACCGCAGCACTTATGACGATGAACGCGACGTTATATAAAGCGTTCCCTTTACCACGGTAAAACCGAGAATACGCGAGAAGTGCCAACGAAATAGAAACGTAGGCACTGATGTTCTGGAGCGACCTCTGCGAAAGCGAGATGAGTTTCACGAGTTCGGGGTTCATTTATAATACGAACACATTAAAAATCATCGTCGAACCCAATCTCACCTGAATCATCGTCCATCTTCCCGTAGTCCCCTACCCTCTTTTCGAAAAAGTTGGTCTTACCGTCGAGGCTAATATTTTCCATGAAGTCGAAAGGGTTTTTAGACCCCCAAATTGGGGGCTGACCGATCTGTTTAAGGAGACGATCGGAAACGTACTCGATATATTCGGACATCTTGTCACTGTTCATGCCGATGAGATTACACGGAAGGGCGTCTATGATAAAACCCTTCTCAATCTCAACAGCCTCCTTTACGATGGAATGTATGGTGCCTTTTGACGGTTTATTTCTCAAGAGTTTGAACAATTCAACAGCAAACTCCTGGTGAAGCCCCTCGTCACGAGAGATGAGTTCGTTGGAAAAGCACAGGCCGGGCATGAGTCCTCTTTTCTTTAGCCAAAAGATGGCACAAAAACTTCCAGAAAAGAAGATGCCTTCTACACAGGCGAAGGCGAGAAGTCGTTCAGCGAACGAACGGTCTTTGTTAAACCATTTTAGAGCCCAATTAGCCTTTCTCTCGATACACGGGACTGTTTGAATAGCCTCAAAGAGTTGCTTCTTTTCGGCACTGTCTTTGATGTACTTGTCAATGAGTTTTGAGTATGTCTCACCGTGAACCATTTCATTGTGAGACTGGTACGCATAGAAAGAACGTGCTTCGGAGATTTGCACCTCGTCAGCGAAGTTATTATTGATGTTCTCAAAAACTATGCCATCGGAACCGGCAAAAAACGCCAGAATATATTTGATGAATTTCTGTTCATTATCGTTTAGTGTTTTCCAGTCATCAAGGTCTTTTGAAAGGTCAACCTCTTCGGCCGTCCAATTAGACATTTGAGCCTTCTTGTAAAGTTCCCACAGTTCCGGGTATTTTAGAGGGAAAACTGTAAACCTGTTTAGAGTTGGAGCGAGAATAGGTTCATGCTCTTCTGGTTCGTACTCTTCTTCGATGTAGTCCTGAAAATCAAAATATGTTCCGATGCGACGTCCGTCAATAAATATTTGAGGGTAGGTTATCGTTGACCCTTCACACAATCTCTTGAGTTCCTCCTTATCAATCATGACTTTCTCATACTCGAGATTCTCTGACTCACATAGGCTTACTGCGTGGTCACAATATTGACAACCTTCCTTCGAATAAATAACAACTTTCATCTGTGATATTATCCCTGAATTTTTTTTGAGCGAAAACTCTAAGCATGATTGTGCCAACAGAGATAAACCAAGATGATATAGTAAAAATTTTAGTCAACGAAGACGGAATTGAAGACGAAATGTACGGTGTTGTCGCGATGAATACCGGAAACACCCTCGGCCTGAGATATCTCAACCCGACCGAACTTTTTTACAAGGGTGCTTGTGTATATGAACTCGAAGCGGAGGAGCTTTCTCCCGCACCGTACGAAAGTGTGATGGAACATTACCCAAGTGGAACAACTTTCGCCGATTTAGAAATGAAGCCACTCGGAACGAACAAATTCGCTTTCTACACGGAGATTGATGTTGAGGACAGTGACAGTGAATTGTACGACGAAGAAGAGACGGACTCCGAGATGGCGGATTTCGTCGTTTCTGATACGGAAATAGAAGGTCAGGCTATCCCCCTACCCGCGGACCACAAGTCCATCGATAAGGAATGGAACGAGTGGGAGCCGACAACTTCAGGCGGAAAGAGTTTTAAGGAAACCGTGGATGCCATCGAAACGCGAATTCGAGGCCTAAGTGTGTAATGCGTTCTTTGATTTTTTAAAAAAGATTGCCACATTCAAAACAATGCTGGCAGCTATATGGGCAGAAATCGATGCTTTACTACCAAAACAAACAGAAGAAAAGCCAGTCAACAATAATTTTTGTAAAGATTGCTCGGGAGTGAAAGTCATTTCTCCAGAAGGACTTCCAACCTGTTCGGAATGTGGTCTCGTCGATTCATACTTCGTAGACGACACAGCCGAATGGACGAGTGGTATGACGGATGATGGTAAGGTGAACGACCCGGCGAGGTGTGGAAACCCTAATGCGAATCCGGAATTGTTTTCGCAAAATTGGGGTAAAAGTACCATCATGTCTACACAACGAGGTTCTTCATATGAGAATAAACGGATGGCGAAGATTAACTTTCACATGTCTATGAATCACAAGGATCGATCACTTTTCCATGCCTATCGAGACATAGACGAAGCGTGTCACACGTTACCCGAATCAATTCTAAAAGATGCCAAGATGTTATACAGAAAATTCAACGATGAAAAACTTACACGGGGGGCTGTACGTTTGGGGATCAAGGCTAACTGCGTTTTATACGCGTGTCGGTTAGCTCAGACTCCTCGAACGACGAAGGAAATTGCAGATATGTTTGGAATTCAGTCGAAGGATATCAGTCGCACGACGCAGATTTTCAAGGATAACATTCTCGGTGTGACCAAGAAAAACTACGTGACTAAATCTTATGACGTGATGCAACGACTTTTGAATTCTTTTGAGGTGACTCGAGAAGAGCGCCTCAAGTGTAATAAGATGTGTGGTGCGACGGAAAACTGTGTCGATCTTATGAGCAAGACACCGAACAGTGTGGCCTCGGCGATTATTTATATCGTCATCGGTCACAAAGTTACGAAATCAGAGATGTGTGACAAGTGTTCGGTTTCCATTCCTACATTGAACAAGATAGAGGCGATTATTAAAAAGCACTTAGAGGTTGTACCCTAGTTTTAATATATGACGAAACTGTTTCTCGCTACTCCGTGTTATGGTGGGTTATGTTTAGAAAAGTATATGAGTAGTATCATTAAACTTCAGATTCTTTTGATCAAGGAAGGAATTCAATTGTACCTCGATACCACGGAAAATGAGTCTCTCGTACACCGCGCTCGTAACGTTTCGGTCGGTCGATTCATGCAAAAAACGGACTGTGAATATTTCATGTTTATCGACGCGGATATTCACTTTGACCCTGAATCTGTTGTTCGACTCGTAAAGTCTGGACACGACATTTCAGTCGCGTGTTATCCCAAGAAGGTGGTCATGTGGGATCAAGCGGCGAACGCCGTCAAGAGTGGGGATGACCGGGACATGTCCATGCTTTCATCGAGTCTCGTGATTAACTTTGGAGCTAAGAATCGTCCGGTCAAAGATGGCTTCATCGAAATTCTTGATGGCCCTACGGGTTTTATGGTCATTAAACGTTCAGCGTTTAAAACACTTGAAGAGAAGTTTCCAGAGCTTTGGTGTAAGAATGATCACCAAAATAGAGACTTTGATGACTACCACGCGTGCTTCGATTGTATGATCGACCCGACGAATCGTAGGTACCTCTCAGAAGATTACGCATTCTGTCGTCGCTGGCAACAAGCAGGTGGTAAAATCTATGCCGATGTGAACACGACCCTTGGTCACGTAGGAAATCTACCGTTTTCGGGATGTCTCAAAGAAAGGCTTAAGGCTTAGAGTACAGAGGGAAGTATGAATATCGTCACTATTTTAGTTACTCGTTCTAAGGCGTGTCATGTGAAGACACTTCACACGGTACTCAGGATTAACGTACAGTGTCTACAAAAGAATATTAACAACCAGATTACCTACGTAGATGACGATCCATTTCAAAAGGCTGAGGCGGTTCAAAAGTTTATGAAAACGTGTGACCGAATTATTTTCATCGACTTTGGAATTAGTTTGGACGATGATTCTATTAAGCAGTGTTTCGAACCTCACGATACGGTTGGGTGTCTCGTCTTTCCGGGTGTGAAGGAAGGAGTCGATTGGGGACTCTTCAAGGCCAAAATCAAGGATGGTAGTTCCGAGCCAGTCACGCAGATGGGACTCCATTTTGATACGGAAGTCGGTATGAAGATTTCCGAAGATATTTATCGGGTCAAAACGACCGAGGCTCGAGCATGGGTCATGAATACGAAAAACGTGACGAAAGCACTGAAGAAATCTGGGGATGGTACTAAAATTTATGCCAAGATGTTTGAAAAATTTGTCGAGCAAGGTGTTCGAATTTATGCGTTTACGGCATCTAAGTTGACCATGACCTACACACACGAATGTCTGAGTAATATCCTAAACGCCGCCGGTGTGAAAGTCAATTAAAGTTTATTACTGATTACTACACATGTCTATAAAGTCGGACTCCCCGCTTTACAAATATGTCGTTGACTACATTCATACGAAGTGGGGAAGTAAAGACTATTTCCCCGGACCACAACCGATTTCCATCGAGTACAAGCACTTTCCGATTCTCAAAAGTGCCGAGTACGTCGTGTGCGAAAAGACGGATGGGGAACGTCACATGATGGTGGCTCTCATGTTTGAAGGGAAAAAGAAGTGTCTCTTTGTGAACCGCGCTTTCAACATGTTCGAAGTACCAATCAATCTCAAGAAGGCGGCCTATGAAGGGACGATTCTCGATGGAGAGTTGTACGATAACACACTCATGGTATACGACGCAGTTTTGGTAAATGGTGAGTCCGTGTGGGACACCCATCTCATGCGAAGACTCGAAGCCGCCAGGGGTCTCATGAAATCCATCATCTACATGAAAAGTGACAAGTGGCGTCTCAAGTGTAAGACATTTTACCAAATGCGTGATTTTGAAAAGTTTATGGATGAGTATCTTCCCACGGTTCAACAAAAAATTGATGGACTCGTGTTTACTCCAGTGAATGAACCAATTCGTATCGGTACTCATGAGACTATGTTTAAATGGAAGCCTCAAGAAAAGAACACGGTGGACTTTCTCATGAAGAAAGAACCTTCGAGAGAAACCCCAGGATTTAAACCAGGTTTACCCGCATGGCGTCTGTACGTACAAGAAAAGGGGAAGTTGTTTTTCGAATCGGAAATTCCACATAACAGAATCGAGGATGAACCCTGGTTTGAAGACGGGGCTATCGTGGAGTGTAAGTATATCACATGGGAGGAACCTTTGTGGTGGAAACCTATCAAGCGGAGGAGGGACAAGACGCATCCTAACAATCGACGGACATTCTATCGAACGATTGTCAATATCAGAGAGAATATTCAAATGAAAGAGTTTTTAGACTGTAAACCAAATTTTTAATTTTTCAAATTATACACCATAAAATAGAAACTCGCCTCTTTCGGTAGTTCGTATTCTTCGACACTTTCATCGTTCGCTAAAAGCCATTTGTTCCGTCTTTTAACGAAACTTACGTAGTGTCCATCGTTTTGAATACCCACATGTACCGCACATGAAATAAGATTGTACTCACTATTGCCGATGACCATCTTTTCTATGATTTCTATGTGACTCTTACGGTCAAACGAAATCATGAGGACCTGTGGAAGTTTTGAAAACACCATACGCGACGTCGCTAAGTGGTGCACCTTACCATCGGTATCTTCAAAATTTTCTATGGTATTCCAGTCAGTACTTTTTTGGAGCATCTCACCCATATCCTTACCCTCGGCGGTTACCAGGTGTACACTGAAATCTTCTTCGTTCGATGACTTTCCACCGGGCCATATCGTTTCTTGTGTCTTCTTTCCATAGAACCACTCCTTTATTTCGGGTCGCGACCGTTCGAGTATGTCTATGATACAAAGAACAGCTTCCTGAACATCATGCTGTTCGTTCGTCCTGAATCGGGGAAACTCTTTTTGGAACGCCTCTATGACATTCTTAATCGTGATGTGTTCTTTACCCCTCGTCCAATACGTTTTAACGAGGTCACCGTACAATTTCGTAAATTCACAATCACCCGTGTACGGATTACGGATGAAATAGTTTGATAGTACTGGAATGTACAACAAACACTGAAGGGCGGTATTGAAGTAGCAGGTATTCCCGTGATTTTCGAGCCCTTTCATTACATTTTGCGAACATTAAACACTTAAGAGAATGACGCGAAGTAAAAAAGATAAGAAAAAATGAACGTCCAAGCTATCGTCGATAAGGTTCTCCCCATTTTCGAGGCTCATAAGCACGAGGATGATATCGAAGTCGAGATTCGTCTTGGTAAGCATAATGGCTCCCTGTTTGATACCAACGTTGGCAAAGATACGTGGCAACAAGTCCTCAAAGGCTTGAAGAAGTACGAAGGCTGGGAGTCGAAGGAAACCTCTTCCGTAGACGTCTACTATAACGACAGCAACAACATTCGCATCACTTCTGATGAAGATTCTGGTGAACAGTCTATGATTCAGAAAATCAGTGTCGTGAAGGAAGATTTCAAATGTGATCCTCTTGACGTTCGTTTCTGTGTAGCCCGTGAGATCCCCACCACTGGGGAATACGAGATGGATCGGAAACGAACCAAGACTCGTCACTCGTTCGTGCGTAAAAACCTGAGTATCGACATGACGATCAGCAGTGGTGACAATGCAGACATGGATTCTGAAGAAGAGGCGACCTACCAGATTGAACTTGAAATCATGAAACCGGACGCAGTTGATGATGTGTACAAATTTTTCAATATCATTCACAAAGTGGCCGACCTTTCCAAACTAATTTCTGTGTAAACATAAATGATCTATTACATCTTGGCTTTCCTGGTTTTGTTTCTCATATACGATAAACATACCAGTTCACACGAGGTTGAGGGGTCGAAGTTCTTCTATATTAGTGACGGTGATTCGAAGGCGATGTATCTTAAGATGCACGCCGACAACATTGGGGGAAACGCACTGAAGCGTTTTGTTCAGATGGAGGATGAATTTCTTCAACTCGAGCGAAAGTCAGTGTGTACCGGAATTCCTCAAATAGTTCCAGCTAGTATACTTTCTAATAAAATCAAAGACGCATTTCCAAGATACGACTTTTCGTACCACACTTTCCATCTTAAACAGATCGCCGAACCCAGTAAGACGATTAACCGAAAAATTAAATGCTAATAGAACACATTTTACAATCAGTCGTCGGAAATTATGGACCTCTGATTGTAGAACACAAGGGAAAATTATACACTGAAATGTGTTACGTCATCGGCGCACACCATGTACGTCGTATGATTGAAAAAGTTAAGAACATTCCTTATAGGGAGATCAGTCAAACAACGGACCGTTCTTTCATCTTAATTGAATAGAGTGCCCTCGGAACCAACAGGCATAGGCTCAAGAACGCGACCGGTATCGACCAGTTCAACCTTGGGTTCCTTAAACTCGGGGCGAGGATCGGCGACCTCTTCCATGGGAACGGGAGGGGGTACGACTACCTTGGTACCCTTGCATCCACAACCTTTCTTCTTCTTGGAAGGGCAACCACCCTCCTTCTTTATATTCATCATACCCCACACAACCAAAATGAACACGAGGGTGTGTACGAGCAGACCGAGGGTCGAGGGGCAACCTGTAGGGGTCGATATCCACGAACCCAAGAGCGCCCTGACGAGACGAAATGTCTCGGGATTCGCGATGATAAAAAACGTGAGACCGGAGATGATGGAGATGATAAGCTTCTCCTCCTGCTTCCGACCGCCACAGCCACATCCACAATCTTTAAAAAAACCCATGATTATATTTGAAATATACAGACAAAAAAATATTACTTGATATTATAAAATGGATCCCAAAGTGATCACTGTTTTAGTATTGTTATGTTTATCATCCAGTGCGGTTGCATTCTTTATGGGAAGTGGTGAAGACAAACCAACGGGTCCAACGGGTCCAACGGATCCAACGGGTCCAGTGGGTCCAGGAGAATACAAATATGACTTCATAGTAATTATTCCAAATGAAGCTACAGCTAGCGGAGCGCGTATAACTCAGATTTTGGTAGACGGAAAACGAATTCAAGGGATACCAGAAATAGAAGTTGAATTGCACGACTACCAAACTGCATGCAAGAGTAAGTCGGGTGGTTATGAATGCGGAGATGATGCTATAGGTGCGTATGATAATGAACCAGGGTTTGCCAATCGTGAGTCTGACAAAGACCTATCCTGGACTGAATGGAATAAAGAAGAACCCACGAAGATAATGACAATCACAAGCCCAACAAAGATAAGTAAATTTCAGATAGATTTTCAGAATCCTAAATTTGTGCCAGGTTTCAGAATTAAAGAAAATGGTGTGAAAGTATACGAAGATACTAGAAATGGTGGTACTTCCACCGATCCATCTCCAAAAAGGAAGACTTATGAAATTCCATGAAAACTTAATTAAAGCCAAGCCACCTAAGATAGATATAACCCACTACCAACAATGTCGCTTTCTATCCAGCAATCCTCCGATTTCTCTCCTGCCTCCGTGCAGTTTTCGAAGCTTCGCAAGAACAAGAATGGCGGTAAGGCCGTCTACCTCAATGCCGGCGACAACAAAAAGCTCTACATCCAGTTTCCTTTCATGCGTTCTCCGTATGGCCTGAGCGCTTTTACCGATGAGTCCACTGGACGCACTTCCTACTCTCTCGATCTCTCGTTTGATCCCGATAACGAGGAGGCGATGGCGCTTCACAACAAGCTCAAGGAGCTCGACGATATCATCGTGAACACCGTAGCCGCCAACTCTAAGGAGTGGCTCGGAAAGGAGTTCAACGTCGCTGTCCTCAAGGAGGCTCTCTACAAGCCCATGGTTCGCCCTGGTAAGGAGCAGTACCCGGCTACTATCAAGCTCAAGATTCTCACCAAGCCCGACGGCACCTTCGTCCCCGAGTCGTACAACATGCAAAAGCAACCCGTTCCCCTCGATAGTATCGAGAAGGGGCAGAAGGCTATGGCCATCGTTGACCTCAATCAGATTTGGTTCATCGATAACAAGTTTGGTGTTACCATCCGTCTTCAGCAGTCTCTCTTCGAGCAGTCTGCCAAGCTCCCTTCCTTCGCCTTCCAGGGTCTTGACCTTCCCGACGATGACGTCGTCGACGACGTTGAGGAGGATGAGATTGAGGAGGTTGACGACCAGTAAATCAAAAAAATCCAAGTTCCGAGTCCCAATGGACTCGTTCCCCCTCCTTCTTGTTAAGTTGAAAATAACTTCTTAACAATAAGTAAGTATGTCCAACATTGAGAGTAATCTTAAGAAGTTACTCAAGGGCGAGAAGGCTTGTTACCCAGAAGAGTTCCTGAAAGTTCCCAGTTACAATTCACCCACCTTGCGTTACGGTAAAGGTAAGCCACTGAGTCAAGGTCAATTTGGAAAAATGTATCGTGGAAGTATCAACGACAACGGTCGTAGATATGTCGCGTACAAAGAGATAGATACATCGGAAAGTACCGACGGTGCCTTTGAGTTTGAATTCAAGGTGGCTCAAAAATTGAAAGAGTTTGCGGTTCCCGAGATGTACCTCTTTAAGAAGTGCCCCATCCAAGATAAAACACCCAAAAAAGTGCGTAAAAAGAATGGTACGTTGGTCTTACCAATGAGACGTACCAAACCCAAGGATATTCTTTATATGGAACTTCTTGACGCTCAACCATTTGATCGATGGTGGCAAACTAACCCATCTCTCGATGCGATAAAATCTGCAATCGTACAGGTTTTTGATAATCTCTACCAAATTAACGAAAAATATCCAAACTTCCGTCATCGTGATTTACATGGAGGTAACGTGATGATTAATCCAAATATTCTCGCCACCCAATACGTTTGGAAAGTTGACCTCGGTCGTAAAGTAATTCGGAACGACCCTGGTGGATCTTTTAGGAGTCGTCTCGGTTCACCAGATATCAAAAAGTATAATCGTACAAACGCTGGTGTGGAAGCAACTATCATTGATTTTGGTTTGTCCTATTGGTCTGAACGCATGCCAAACCCAGAAACGGCCAGTGGTGGATATACTGGTGCGGGTATATATGGAAACCGCCCAGGTACGATTCGCTATGATACACACAGGTTCTTGTATATCATTTACGTTAAGGTGCGACAACCGCAAAATGCTAAGGAGCGAGCTATTAAAAATTTCATCGAAGAACTCATACCAAACAAAAAGTACCTCGAGTTTAACGGACCCTTCACGAGTGGGGGGTATCTCGTTAAAGACACTTGGGCTAAGGAAGAAATTCCCTCCTTCAAAACTATCCTGTCTCACCCATTCTTAACTGGTGAGGAGAAACCAAATAGACCAAAGACTCTCGCGGAGGCTCTTGGAATGATTCCTAAGGCTAAGACTCCCGTGAAGGCTAAGACTCCCGTCAAGGCTAAGACTAAGTCCCCTAGTCCCAAGCTCTCAACTGCAGAAAGGAAGAAGAAGATGAACAACGCGATTAAGAGGGCTGCGGCTGTACTTGCAGCTAACAAGAATAAAGCCAAACCAGCTCAAAGAAGGCCTGGTGTTGTGCGCCCAGTCACCGAGATTAAGACGGCCACTCCTAACGCACCTTACGGGGTGATGTCCCCTTCCAATATAATGAATCTTGCTAGGAAGGTCGAGAGTGGGAGGAAGAAGGCAGCTAACAAGCTGAACGCCAAACTCAAGGAAATCAAGGCCATGAAGGGTAAGACACCCACACCCGTTCGTCTCAAACAACCGTACACTTTCACCGATATAAAGGGTAAGAAGCGTGAATTTGTCAGAAAGTTTGCGTATGACAGGGCTTTGGCTAAGAACAAGGCTGAGAGGGAGAAGGCAAACGAGGCTAACCCAAAGAAGTACACTTTCATTGACGTAAATCGTAAGAAGCGTGAGTATGTGAGAAAGGGTGCATACGAAAAGGCTTTGGCTAAGAATAAGGCTGAGAGGGAAAGGAGGGCACAGCCAACGTGGTCGGATAGGGCTCGAATGAAGAGGGCAGATCGCGGTCAACCTTTTAACATGAAGACACCTCAAAACGTAAGGAACGCCATAAAGGCTGGTAAGAATATGAAATTTGTTCAGGGTCGTTTCAAGACGGTCACACCAAAAGCTAAGACTTTTGTAAACAAGTTTGTAAATGCATTAGATAAAGATGAACTCAACGCACTCAAAAAGAAAGTTTGTCAACCTTAAAAATCCTCTTAGTACCCTCGTCAACTTCAGAGAGTATCTTAAACTTTGGAGTCTTGATGAGTTTCTCACCATTCTTAGTGACGAATGATTTCATCCGTTCAACTTCACCACGGGGCATCTTCCTGGTGTACTTGAGCGCGACCTTTTTGTTTCCGATGTTGAATACAGTCGATGACATTTTAATATTTAGCTATAATAAAATGCAACGTTCGACTATTCTCGTGGCACTGGCTATCGGTGTCGCTCTTTTTCTACTCTACAAGAACACCTCCTCCACCTCCGGGAAATGGACTGTTTACGGAACCATGGGTTGCGGATGGACTCGTAAGCAGTTAGATTACATGAAGAAGACGGGTACGCCTCACACCTTTGTCGATTGTGATAAGGGTGGGTGTGGCGGAATGGGTGCTTTCCCTACCCTCAAGAGTCCCAATGGTAAGAAGGTCGTTGGATACACCGAGGTATAAGAATTTATTACTCATACGATGACTGTTTCAACGTATCAATAATGAATTATTGATGACCTGGTGAATAACTATTTAGATACCACGGACGACCTGGAGAGAGATGGAAAGGATGAACGCGTCCAGAAGGGTGGAGATGGGCTTGAGGACGGAGATGTGCTTGGAAAGAGAGCGGTTCCAAACGAGACGAAGGATGAAGGTGCTGATGAGAATGTTGAGCACGAAGATGAGAATCTCGGTGATCATCTCGGAGCGAGACTTGGACTTGGTAACCTCTTGAAGCATTTTATTACATACGGATATTTTTTTCTAGATACATTACAAATGAGACCCCTCCCCCTGAGTGGTTCAGAAAATAGGTTCACAAACAGGCGATGGGGAACTCCGAAGGGGATCGGGAACAACAACTGTTACGCCTATGCTGTGGGAGATTACGAATCGTACCGGTGGCAAAAGTCCATCCCAGGTGATCGTTCCGGTCTCTCCAATGGTCACCACACGTATACACACTGTAAGGGACTTCCCGGACGCGTTATTTCGGACAACCCAAAGAAGGTCTATAGGGCGAACGCCACTGATAAGTGTAAAAAGGGGTACTTCAAGGTCATGATGTTCGTTTCTCCTGGGAGACCGATGAACTACATTCGCCAGGGAGATTTCCACTTTTACAAACAACACGGTGTAGTCGAGTATAAGATCAAGCCTGGGGATACGATCGCTCGGGTTGCCAAATTTTTCAAGGTACCAGAGTCACGGATAAAGAGGGCTGGTCAGTTTAAGGTCGGTAAGCGTATTATTTTCAAGGCTAACGTTTTCAGTCACAAGCGGGGCTGGGCGACAGGTCCACTTCTCACTGATGCTAAAGGTAAAGCCATCACTGACCCTCGTAAAGCGTCGAGGGATTATCCAGGTCTCAACTACGAAAAGTACTGTTCATCCTTCTGCGTCAAGGATCGTGGGATCAAAGTCGGTAAGACTCACCCCAAGGTCCGCAAGAATACTATCTAGATCCGGTGTATCTTCTACGTCAAAGGTAATATCAAAGGTGTCGAGTACCTGGAACACAGATTCCTCGTTTAAAGTGACCGAGTTTGCAACCGCCGTATAATTGTTTCGTATCGTGACGATGATGTTAAACTGGGAAACATCGAAAACTTTCCTACACGTTGGGCACGTATTCTTACCTTGATTCTTCCATTCCTGTAGACAGTGGGAATGAAACATATGTCCACATCGAAGTGCGGGATTGACCCTCGTACACCTGACTTCATTTAGACATATGGCACATGTCGACATTCTACAAGAAGGTTTTAAGTTTTTTTCATGGATTTTTCTCACCTAGTAAATATCGGGAACCTTGAGAAGAGGGTTGTCACAGGTGTTGCAGTTACCCTTACCTTGCTCCTTCTCTTGGATCTTAGTGAAGAGCTGGGGACCCTGCTTCTGGAGAAGCTGACGGTACGAATAGTTGTCCTCGAAAGAGATGCCATTCTGCTTCATGACATAGTTGTTAAAGAGCTGGGCTGAGGTGTTTACGGTAAAGCACCTCCCATCGGCCATACCAAGTCGCTGGGACATTTTGTTACTATAACATTAGAATTTAATTTGCCTGTTCGTGATGGTTCTCATCCAAGATTGAAAACCTTTACCCTTGAGAAGTTTGACAAAGGGGTCACACTTGTATCCCAAAAATGTATCGAACACATCAGTGTCCTCTGTCGGAGACACGCGAATTTCGGGGTTCTCGTTGATGTGTTGGTTAATGATGTTGTAGGCAAAGGCAATCTCCTTGAGGGTCTCGGCTCCGGTGATGATGATTTTTCCTGTGGAGAAGATGCTACAGGTGATTTCTTTCATATCTTCGGAGGGTTTGAACTTGATTTTGACTGCGGAGTATCGGTCTGGTTCGAAAGACACTTTGAAAATGTCGTTGTACTGCTCGAACCAATCGGCGACCTTCATGAGGTTGATGTTGTAGTTGAGGCTGAAGTTGGAGTTGATCATGACCACACGGAACGAATCGATGGGAACGTTCACCTTCAAACCCAAAAAGGTTTTGAAAATGTGGACCAATTGCGTGATGATGCGTTTACAGTCGAAAAGGTCACAGCACCCGGCGACTTGAATGCTTCCGTTGGGAAACACTTTCACGGATTTGGTGCTGTACGTGTCGTTGTAGGTGAGCGTGACCTGGTTGTAAAAGGTCGTAGGCTTGAGTTTCCATTCGAAACCGTCGGTTTGCGTACCGGAACGACGCATTTTATACGAACCGATTTGCTCGAATAAAGCTCGAAGTCGCTTTATATCGATGTCTTGGATAAAGCTCGAAACCATGGTGATGGTCGTAATTTTGACCCACGAAGGTCGGGTCTCATCGGGAAGAACCTTTCGTATCTCATCGAGAGTCAAGAGATACGAAAAGCTATTGTTAGCAATCACAGAATACATTTTTGAACATAAAAAGTATTTTAAAGAAGCTCGACTTAGGTGTTCGTTTAAGGAATTTGGTACTTGAAGCTAACCGGAGCTGGAGTATTTTCGTCGGCCCTACCCTTCGAGGTCGTCAATACTTCTTTACCGTTTTCCTTAATCGTCCATCCCGGGACGTACTTAGGCCTGAAATAATCAATTTTGAACTTCTTGACCTTGGTGGAAGTGGTCACCGTAAATACCTTTGTACCAACCTCAGCCTGACCCGCTTTCCACGCGGACCACGATACATCTTTATACTCTCCATCCGCGGGTTCGGGATCGATCATACCGTAGTTATCACCTTCACATTCATACCCCCCTTCCTTACTGTTGCACTTAGCCCACTCGGGTTCTTCATGAATCGTGAGTTGCTCTGGTGTAACTCGAACATCATCAGCTTCGATATCGGTGATGTGAATGTTAAAATCCTTGGTGCGATACGGTTGTTCCGCGACGATGAAATCGTACACGTACTCAGTGGGCTGGATAGGGGTGGAGGTCGTGGATTCTTCTGGGGTTTCGCTCCCACCCATAGCACCGGCTAATAGACTGGAGGAAATGCAACACATACTGAGAAGACCGACACCTGCTAACATAGGTACCGCGTTGGCCATTTTCTTTATAATACTTAGAGATAAAAGTTTAGATAAAGATAATGACATCGTTCATAAAGTCTGCCAAGCATGTCATAGATGTTGAATCTGATCTTTCATACGTTGAGATAGTCTACGACAGATACATGAGGGGTAAGGGATACTCCACTTTTACGGATTACATAAACACCGAACCCCTCGCGGACTGGGTATCTCTAGATTCGGCCACCAATTCTATCCCGTACGACAAGTTTCTCGACACCATGGTCAAGAGTACGTTCGAGGTCCAACAGCGCATGGCGGAGCTTCTACTCGAGAGGATACTCAGTCTTAAGCAAAGTAACCGTGTTTACGTTCGCATCGTACACGGCATAAAAATTCTCGACCCAACATTCCAACCACCTCGAGTAAATATGGAGAGTGCTTGGCAGATGGACTTTATTCGAAAGTTCTGCAAAAAGGTTGTACCGAATATCATTCAGGAATGTACACAGGTATCCCGACTCAGGTACTTCTCTAACGTCTTAAAATTAATAGAACTAGGACAATAATAAGAGCGATGAGTATCCAACGCCAAGGGATCTTCCGGTTGGAAACCCCAATCTTTACCTTATTCTTAGGCTTTCCACACGAGAGACCGTAATCAATGTTGCGGCGTGGGTGGATCGTCTTATCTAACTTACACGGAGTCCTCTCATCCTCACAAAGAGCTAAATCACAGAATACACTTTTCGTGGGTTCGGGAATACCCTTGCTCGGAGGAATTTCCTGAAAATCCTGAAAATCACCCGTCTGTCTCACACCTCCTGGAAGGGAAAAATCGTGTAGGACAAAGGGGTTGATGTCATCAATAGCAGCCGCATCATTGAGCATAAACGTACTCATCTTGATATTACTTCAGATTATATTTTTTATCGGCCATCTTAGACCTATGTTCCTCCCACATCTTGTCCAGATCGACGTTTAACATGTGCGCGAGCTGAAAGAGATAACTGAATACATCACCCATTTCCATCATGACGTCTGTACCTCTCTCCTTTTTCAGGTTCGTCTTCTTATAGGTTTTCTTGTACTGCCGGATGGCCGACGCGAGCTCTCCAACCTCTTCGGTCAGGAGAAGCCACACGGTATCTATGGCTGCACGATCCCATCCCTTCAACTTACATACTCGTTCCGTCTCAGCCTTGTAATAGTTTAAACTCATACTTATTGAGTAAACGTATTCAAACTTTAATAGTCTTAATTCAGGCCAATCTTATCATTGTACTCGATCTTGTTTCCGGTGGTACTGGTGTTTATAGGCCTATCCATAGGAGTGCTGATGGTATCGATATCCTTGGCATAGGCGATATATTGAGACACACCAGTCTGTATTTGGGTAAGGGCAGTCTCGATGACTCGGGTGTTCATAGCCTTTACCTGTTCGTTCACGTTGGTGTGATGATCGCCAGAGTTGTTGATGAAGACGACACGCATGATACCGTAGAGGTCATCAGGGTTTTGATAATCGATGGCGATGCCAGTCTTATTCTTGAAGGCCTGACGAATACCCCTCTGAAGGAGATTCTTGTTGAACTCGGAAAAAAACAGAGTGTTCAGTGGAGTCTCACACTGCTTGAGGGAATTGAGGTGGAGGTTATCACACATTTAATATAGTCGCCGAAAAAAATTGTGTGTAGATATTAAATGTTAAACATGGCTGACTTCAACGAGGCCTATGATACGAAAATCAAGAATGTCGAACCGATCCCATGCGAGGCCCCAGAATGCTTCGTCGGTTCTTACCCCCCTGTGGCCAAGCCCGGGAAGGAGGGTCCTTTTTTCGTCAACACGCATCTCATGCACCCCACACGGAAGTTTGAGACCGTTGGAACCGTTTCTGTGCGAAGCAAGGATCTCAAGTGTGACAAGTAAGTTAAAAATAAAAATTGAACAAATTGTATATGAGGGTTGTTAAACGCTCAGGTCGTGTTGAGGATATGCGCTTCGATAACGTCACCAACAGGATCAAGAATTTAACGTATGGACTTTCCGAAAATTGTGATTCTTCCAAGGTTGCTCAACAGGTTTTTTCTTCGATGTACGATAACATCACCACTCAAGAGATTGACATTTTGTCGGCGGAGATTTGTATCGGTATGATTACTTCAGACCCCGATTACGAGATTCTCGCTACTCGAATTGTGGCGAGTAACATTCATAAGATTTGCCCAAACAACTTTCATTTAGCTATGCGAAAGCTTCAAAAGGCTGGTGTCATCACCGATGAAGTGGTTGAAGTTGCACAGCAGGTCAAGGATCACATCAAGACGGATCGCGACTTCGATTTTGGATATTTCGGTCTCAAAACCCTGGAGAAAAGTTACCTTCAACGGGTAAACGGAAAGCTCATCGAAACACCTCAGTACATGTTTATGCGCGTCGCCATAGGCATTCATGGTAAGGACGTCCCAGCCGTTCTCGAAACCTACGACAAAATGTCCCAAGGCTATTTCATTCACGCGACACCGACCCTATTTAATGCGGGTACCCCAAGACCTCAGATGTCCTCTTGTTTCCTCATCGCTGGTAAAGAGGATTCCATCGATGGCATCTACGGAACTTTGACGGAGTGTGCCCAGATTTCCAAATGGGCCGGTGGGATTGGGTTACATATTCATAATATTCGAGCAAACAAGTCTCGTATCCGAGGAACGAACGGTCAATCGGATGGTATCATCCCGATGCTGAGGGTCTTCAACGCGACGGCTCGATACGTGAACCAGGCTGGTCGACGTAAGGGGTCGATTGCGGTCTACCTCGAGCCATGGCACGCAGATATCATGGACTTTTTGGAGTTGCGTCTCAACCAAGGCGACGAGGAAGCACGCTGCAGGGATCTTTTCTCAGCGATGTGGATTCCAGACCTGTTCATGAAGCGAGTCGAAGAGGGTGGGAACTGGTCCCTGTTTTGTCCGGACAAGGCGAAGGGTCTCTCCGACGTCTATGGGAAGGAATTTGAAGAGTTGTACACCAAGTACGAAGAGGAGGGTCTCGCCAACGCGACCGTTCCGGCGACTGACGTTTGGAAGGCTATCCTGAAGTCTCAAACTGAGACTGGAACTCCATACATGCTTTACAAGGATGCATGCAACGAGAAGAGTAACCAAAAGAATTTGGGTGTGATTAAGAGTTCTAACTTGTGTACGGAGATTTTGGAGTACACCGACAAGGACGAGACATCTGTGTGTAACCTGGCGTCCATCGCTCTCCCCAAGTATGTGAATAGGGAGACAAAGACTTTTGATTTCGAGAAGCTTCACGGAGTCACTAAGACCGTGACAAAGAACCTCAACCGCGTCATCGATCGCAACTTCTACCCTGTCGAGACGGCGCGTCGCTCCAACATGAAGCACAGACCTATTGGTCTCGGAGTTCAGGGTCTCGCGGACGTGTTTATTCTTTGTGGTCTCCCCTTCGATTGTGAGGATTCGCGTACGCTCAACGCACACATCTTTGAGACTATGTACCACGCAGCTCTTGAGGCATCGTCCGAGCTCGCCGAAGTTGATGGTTCGTACGAGAGTTTCGAGGGTTCTCCAGCCTCTCAAGGTATCCTTCAACCGGATATGTGGGAAGGGGACACGAAGTTCAGTGGACGGTACGATTGGGATGCAATGCGTGAGCGCGTGAAGACGAAGGGCCTCCGTAACTCTCTTCTGATGGCACCCATGCCGACGGCTTCTACGGCGCAGATTCTAGGTAATAACGAGTGCTTCGAACCCTACACGACCAACATTTACCTGAGACGTACACTCGCGGGTGAATTTGTCGTGGTCAACAAGCATCTCGTCGAAGACCTGAAACGTGTGGGCTTATGGTCTAAGGAGATGAAGGATCTCATGGTGAAAGCGGGTGGGTCTATCCAAAACATCGTGGATATCCCTGATGATATCAAGAAGCTATACAAGACCGTGTGGGAAATTAGTCAGAAATGGATCATCCAGATGGCGGCAGACCGCGGGAGGTTCATCGACCAGAGTCAGTCCATGAATCTGTTCATGGAGAGCCCCACAATGTCCAAGCTCTCCTCGATGCACATGTACGCTTGGAAGTCTGGCCTCAAGACGGGTATGTATTATTTGAGATCTAAGGCGAAAGCTCGTCCAATCCAGTTCAGTCTTGAACCAGAGTGCGTGGCATGCTCAGCTTAAAGTTTTGAATCTAAAAGCTAATTAGAAGTCATGGACAAAGCTATCGAAAACGTTCAGATAAACGAATATAATAACAGAAAAATTGTCATCACTACAAAACAGGGCACTCCGTTCCGTGTCCAATTCCCTCGTATGTACATGCCTTTCGGGGTATCCGGTTTCACACCCGAAATTGGCCCCACGAAGTACAACATCGATTTTGCCATCAAAGGGTACGACGAGGAGGACAGTTACATGAAAAAGTTTTACGAATCTGTTCGTAAGCTCGAAGGTTTAATCATCGATGAAGTCGTAAAGCAGAGTGAAACTATCTTCGGTGCACCCATGACGAAAGAGGAGCTTCTTCCTATGTTCAACTCGAACGTCAAAGAAGCTACCGACAGGGAGCCGAAGTTTAGGATCAAGGTTGACACGACTATGGACGAACAAATCAAGGCGAACGTCTTTGACGCAGACAAAAATCCTCTACGGGATGGGGCGACTAACGGTCTCTATGCAAGAAATAGTGGACATGCTATCGCTGAGCTTAACAGTGTCTACTTCTTGAACAGAAAGTTCGGTTGTACTTGGAAATTACATCAACTAATCGTATACGAGCCACAAAATTTAAAAGGATTTCAATTTAAGCTTTAGACTTACTCATCAGTAAAATACTATAAATAGCCTGAGCCTCCTTAAGCAGTTTACCCTGAACCTTGGTATACTTCTTTGGGTCCAGACCTAGCTTAATCTTAGCTATCTTAACAGATTCTGACCATTGAGCGAGTGTCATCTCTTACTTACTATCCTTGATTATTTTTTTGTAGGACTTGCTACCCTTCTTGGGAACGAGGCAGAAAGAAGCCTTCTTCTCCGCCTTCTCCCTCGCCGCATCGATGAAGGCCATGAACTTGGGGTTGCTCTTGAGGGCCTTCTTGGACGCCTTGCTCGCAGCCTTGGAGACGATACGACCATCCTTCATCATAAGATCCTTCTTCGCAAGACCACCGGAGGTCTTGTCAGCGGTGCCATGGAAAACTTCAGCGCGGGAACCAACAGTCATTTATATTAAGCGCGGAAAATTTTCTTGATATCGAGGATCGAAATTTTGGCAGACGTCCTGTTCACAGGGATTTGTGTCTTGACTCGTTCATCGTTGAGCACTTCCGAACACACCAAAGATTTATGACCTTGAAGCGCCATCATTTCTTCCTCCACACTGATGAAGCGGTTACACTCCTTATAGACCAATTTTTTCACATGGACGGCTTGGGTTTGACCGGTACGATGACTCCGACCGATGGCTTGGAGTTCTGTCGCGGGGTTCCAAGCGGGTGCCGTGATATACACACGCGTCGCCTCTTGAAGGTTGAGACCTTGACCACCACTCTTGATCTGGATGATGAAGACTGCACCACCCTCAACCCTCTTGAACCCTTCAATTTGTCGAACTCTCTCGTCCCTCGAGACAGACCCGTCGATTCTGAACACGGGGCAGTCGAGTTGAGACTGAATGTAATTCATCTCACCCCTGAACTGACAAAAGATCAGAGACTTCTCAGTTGGATGCTCTTTCAGTAGTCTGAACAGGGTTTCCATCTTATTGGATCGACCCTTCCACTTTTCTGGCTTCGTCTCGTTTTGAGCGGCAACCCCGTTCAGGTACATTTGTGGCCAGATCATACACTGTCTCGCTCGCAACAGACACTCCAAGATGACCATGTTTTTAGAGTTGAGACTCTGGGCGTGTCTGAATGCCTCCTGGATGATACCCTGTGCTTCCAGGAATACACACTCGTAAAGTGCCTTCTCTTCTGGAAACATGTCCAACTCCACATTCTCGAAATGACATGGAGGAAGTGTGAGACGGTCATTGATCTTGGCGAGATCTTCCTTGGTCCTTCGAAGAATATAGATGTCCTTAATTTCCTTGGTTCGGCCTTGGACAAAGTTCTTGGGAACACCCAAAAAAGTGCACAGGTTCACAAAGTCATTCATCGAATTGAAGACGGGTGTACCGGTCACCAACCACTTGATATCCGTCCTGAGTTCGCACACACTCTTGAACGTCTTGCTCTGTTTGTTCCTGATTTCATGAGCCTCGTCAAGAATGACACGATCCCACGATACATGGTGAAGTGGTGTCGTGTCAGACTTTCTGTCAGACAGAAGCGTGTATGGTGCGATGGTCACCTTCGCGTGTTTGTCGATAGTCCGATCGGGTCCATCATACACGTGTACGCTGAGCTGGGGTGCAAACTTGTTGAGCTCGTCACGCCATTGTGTGATAATGGATTTGGGTACGACGATGAGTGTGCGATCTCGTGGATTCCCGAGCATCACGGAAATCAACTGTACGGTCTTACCCAGACCCATTTCGTCACTAAGAAATCCTCCTTTTGGTCCGGAGGTCTGTGCTTCCATTCCGAGCATCCATCGCACACCGTCTCTTTGGTAGGGTACGAAGAGACGGCCTTTGAGGCTGGCCGTAGCCAGTGCATACTGTTCGTTAATCATCCTCGTAAGGATCTTCGTCTGAGAGTGCTTGAATCTCGCACTTGACCGGTTCCTTTTCCTTTTTCTTTCGAGTTTTCTTCAACTTAGGTTTCGGAAGTTCGTCTATGTGTTCCCTAAAGTAGAGAACCTTGTCCCAAAATTCCTTCATGATTGGGAGGTACGTTTTCCACCACTCGGGGTCGCGCTTTACGTTAACTACATCGAATTCTTCTGGCAGTGGCCAATTAGTCTCCGCGGGCTTGTATTGGATAAAATCTGCTTCATCTAGGTCTAAAATCTCCATACACAGTTGAAGCTGTGGCATGTAATGACCGGGTACTTCCCCGGGGATAATCTTTCGCTGAGGAGGACACTTAATCTCTACCAATTTACCACTCTCACTCACACCATCCGGGCTTCCACCGAGCCAATTATGTACCGGATGGGGAACGAGACCAATCTCGTGAACAACCTCACCGTGACGCTGTTCGTAGAGGATGCGGGCTTCGTCCTCGTATTTCTCACCGTGTTTCGTTGCCGCGTTACCGGTGAATTTTTCACCGAGACCACATTTCTTAAGGAGTAGATCATCAGGGGTTTGGTAAGGATTTTTACCTATAGCTGTCGCCGCGTCGGACGCTGTGAGCATTTTTCCACGAAGGGCGAGCCATTCTTCCGATTTCTGAGCCGCGTATTCCCTTTCAATTAACGCCTTAACATTAGGGTGCATAATAACTTAACTAAAGTTGTATCTTTTAAGTTCATCTAGAACCTGAAAATACATCTGGGCCGCATTTTGCTCGGCTTGTTTCTTGCTTTTAGCGACCCCTCTCGAGCGAAACATATTCTCGATGTAGATGTCTATGTAGAAGAGACCTTCGTGATGAGAAACGACGCGGTACTCCGGGAGAGCCCACCCGTTCACTTGGCAATGACGCATGAGATGGTCTTTGTAGTTGTCATCAATCATGATCGAATTAATATCGACGAGTTTCGAATCTTGGTAAATTCTCAAGATGAATTCCTTCGCGTGAATGAGACCAATATCCATGTAGATCGCACCAATCAGGGCTTCGAACACATCCTCCAAAATCTTAGTGTTATTGTTCCAGCCGTTTCGCATACCCTTCTCGTCCATGATGACAAGTTCATTAAGACCCAACCCCGCAGCAATTTTAGCGAGTGTTTCACCTCGAACCAGTTTGGTTCGAGCCTTCGTGAGAAAACCTTCTTGACGACTTTCGAAACGGTCAAATAGGAATTTAGTGATGACGAACCCTAGTACAGAGTCACCAATAAATTCAAGGGTCTCGAATGATTCCGTGAATTGTTCATACTCCTTTAGAGCAGATTTATGAGTAAAAGCCTTTTGGTACAAATCAAGGTTTTTGATCTTTGTACCAACAAGTTGTTCAGCCTTTTCTTTGGTAAGGAAGTTGACCATGTTGTTATTTAATGTACGTTTTTATTTTTTAAGCCTTCTCCTCCTCCTTCTTGACGTAGTGAGGAGAGAGGTACTTCTGGAGGTTAAGGTAGGTTACCTGAACGTCCGCGGGGGGAGCGAGGAGATCGCGGAGCTTGTCGTCGAGGATAATCTGGCGACCGTTCTCGGGGTGCTTAAGACCCTGCTCGGTGATGTACTTGTTGATAAACTTGGTAACCTCGGAGCGAGAGATGAGCTCGCCTTCGGGAAGTCCAAGAAACTCGCGCAACTTAGGTGTCACATCCTGCTTACGGTTGAATCCGTTGTTCTCGGCGCGCTTCTTCGCCTTCTCACCGTTGGGATCCTCCTGGGTGTTCTTAATCTTACGGATGAGCTTGGTGAGAGTCTTTACGTCGTTGCGGAGAGCGGCAAGTTCGGTCTGAATGGTTTCAAGAGACATTATATCTTTCTTACGGACCTAATCTTTAAGTCGATGTAAAGTAGACCAAAAAGAACCGTGATTAGCACGAGTATTAAAACGGATATTCCAACCTGATCAAACTTCTCCACCACCTCTACTTTCTTTGGGCGCTGTATGATTCTAAACGGTTGGCGACTACCGTCATCAGGACACCCCCCGAAGCAGCAGTCTTCTTGACACGGCTCCACGACAGGTCCACGACGCACCCCACAAAACTGTTTCTGTTCATCTTCGTAGGCATAACACCTACACTCGTCTATCAGACTACAGACCATATTATTATGTCACAATATAATAATGGATGAACAAATATATTCGAAATCCACCATCGAAAAATTTTTGAATGAAAATTTACTTTTCAATGATGGTAAACTGAAAAAATATTACGACCGAAATCTTCAGAGAGATCTTGGTAAGTTCAGGGCTCGTGTACACAACACACACAGCAAAAAGGATTTTGAAAAAATCATGTATGTTCTCGTGACCGATTCCATTCGAGACATAATCATAGAAACTATCGGTGAGATATCTGAACACATGAAAAATATGGGTGATGTCATCGTGAGTGGGGGAGAAGCCTTCAATCTCTACGTCGATTACAACGACCGAATCGTCACCAGTGATATAGACGCGAAATTTGTTCCTAGAATGTCCGTGAATCCACAATACTTTGGTAAACTTCAAGCCACAAAACTTATACTGTGGGACAAACTGGGAGAGATCGCCAAACGCTTGGGCCCCCGCGTAAAGCGACGACTCATAACCATGCGTAAGAAACATCCTAAGATATTCAAGTTTTTGGGTATCAATTTCAAACAGGGAGCCCCCGTCATCACACGTCGGTACACACTCATCAAGAAGAAAAAGACCGGTTCTACGAATCAACCGGCGAAAGGTGATGTGTTCATAGACGTGGAATTGTTTGCTCTGGACATGAATATTCGGTACTTTTCCCCCAAATCCGGTAAGATAGAGGATTTAAACATCGGTGGCATTCTCGACATACCCTTCATGCGCCCGAAGGAGTTTGGCTACGAGGTCGTTCTTTCTAGGCGTCGGGGTATCACGTATCGTAATTTGGACACCGGTAAACTCGTGACGAATAACAAGGTGTACATCGCGAGCAAGGAGTTTTTGATAGAAGATATCTATCTCATGCAGAAACTTAAACTTCGTCCAGAAAAGAAGGAAAAGGATCGCCAGAGACTCGTGAGGTTAGCCCGCCTCTTCGATAAACGCATCAAGATGACCGATTCCATGGAAGATGTGTTTAAACGTGTACGCGGTAAGATTATTCGAAAAGGTGCCCCAGCCACAAAGAAAAATGCACGCGTTTCCATGAACCAGGCTAAACGCATCGATCCTTACAAATACAAGAATTTTACGACGAAACCTTCAGACGATCGACTTTCTAAACAAATGGTTTATGGTTTCAAGAGTGCGGTCAAAAACACCAAGGTGAATGGATACGAAAAGTCGAGTGGTAACAAACGTTTCAACCTCGGCTCGCAGACGTGGAAGAATGTCACGAATAACTCCTACGTTAAGAATGAGTTTAATCTCAGACCGAAGAATTCTAAAAATTTACCAAAGAATTTCAACGTCTCGAACACTTTATACGGGTTCAAACCCAGGCGAAACATGTGGGTAGATAAGAACGTGTTAAATAAATCGGCTGCCATACCCTTTGTTGGGTTAAAGAAATAAGACACAACATAAACATAAATGATTTACAACGCTCCTGCTAAGGGTGAAGATGGCCTTTATTTCGTCAAGACTCTCAACGACACCAAGCGAAAGTGTCTCATTCAGCTCAACAACGTGAAGGTTGCTGACGTGTCAGGCGAAGTTGTTTTTGACCTCGCGTCCGAGGCGAACCTCAAGAAGATTGAGGATGTCGACACGGCCAACCTCGAGGCGGCGAACGAAAACTGTGAGTCGTGGTTTGGTAAGAAGCTCTCTGATACGGTCATCAAGGGTGCGTACACCCCCAGTGTAGTCAACGGTCAGCTCACAGGCGATCGTATCGAGGCGACCAAGGTGTTCGATGCACAGCAGGAGGTCGTCGACTTTGAGGTGGTGCAGACCGGTAAAATGTGCAATGTCATTCTCGAATTTGCCGGACTTTGGTTCGCCAAGAAGGCTTTCGGTTCTTCGTGGAATGTTGTCCAGGTCAAGGTGCACCCCGATCCAATTCTCGATGTATACCCAGACCAGTATGCATTTGTCGATGAGCAAGAAGAATAAAAAAATTTGTTAATAGTATATAAAAGATGTCGATGTTCAAGGGTCGTAGGCAAACCATCATGATGCTCGTGGCCATCGCTGTTCTCATTTTTCTTCTATTCAACATGAACTCCAAGTCTGGTTACGCGATCGTCGAGCGTGAGTACTCGGCGTTCGGTGCGGCCCCCTCCAACGGCCCCGCCGCTGCCCCAGCTGCCTCTGCTACTGCTTGTGGCATGAACAAGGGTACCGGACTTGCCTCCTCCCTCCTCCCCCGCGAGGTGGCTTCTGATGAGGACTTTGGTGAGTTCGCCCCAGAGGACATCCTCAAGGGGCAGAACTTCCTCGAGCCCCGTCAGCAGGTTGGCTTCCCCGAGACTGTCGGTGGCGCCCTCCGCAACGCCAACCAGCAGATCAGGGCTGATCCTCCTAACCCCAAGGACCCCTACGTTTGGAACAACTCTACCATTGTTCCCGACACCATGCAGCGTGGTTTGTGCGCTTAAAGATTAGACACTAGACCTGTTTAATAATGACTACCGTTTCTAACGAACTTTCTGAGAGCGTCTCCAAGCTCGTAGAACTTACAAAACAACTTTCTGAAGCGAAATCTGATATCAAAATCCTAAACCAGGAAGAGAAGCGGCTCAAAGAGGCGGTCAAGACACATATGGTTTCTCAGGGTATTGATACCATTAACCTCAGGAAGGGGAAGATTAGTATTCGTAAAACTGTCAGAAAGGGCAGTATGAACAAGGATGCGATCAAGGATGGTCTACTTGTGTTTTTCGCGGGTGATGAGGCCAAGGTCGAAGGCGCTTTAAACGCAATCAAGGATAACCTCAAGACGAAGGAGTCAACCTCACTCTCGTTAACCGGTATAAAAGATAAGCCCGAGAAAGAAGATAAGTAATTAACTATGGTCTGGAGCCAATACGTATACGAAGCGTCCACTGGATTCGAACACGATGCCAGTGATGACGATGATTTCATCGATGACACTCCTCTGAATATTGAAGACTGGGAAGTCGAATACTCAGATGAATTGCGATACATGTGGGACATGATTAACACACTCATGTATGACGCCCATATCAACCATACAGGGAAGTTTTGTGATTTCGTGGAATTCTGTTTTATGGAACACGATTCCTATCAGGAACGTGTCACTTGGGAACACCAAGAAGAAACTGGGTGGTACGAAGAGAGACTCGCTCACATTTGGAGAAATCTCAGGCGCTGCATCAACGAAAATGGTTTGCATGGATACATGATGCGTGGTGCAACATTTTACCACTTCGTAGACTTTGCTAAAAATTTTATGAGTATATATTAAATGCTTCCCCCAAATCTTACTGCTCAAAAAGTGGCTATACCTGCGGCTCTTTTTCTCGCGCTGAGCCCCGGTGTTGTTCTGACCACCGACGGCTCCAAGGTTTCTTTCGGAAACCGCAAAACCAGTCAGATGGCCATCTTCTTCCACGCGCTCGTCTTCTTCCTCGTATACAGCCTCATCGCCCGGGCTATGGGTCTTGTTCTCACCAGGAACGATCTCATCGTCAGCACCGCGCTCTTCCTCGCGTTGAGCCCTGGTCTTCTTCTCACCCTCCCCCCTGGATCCGGCGGCGTCCTCCGCTCCGGTCAGACCAGCCTGAACGCCGTTCTCGTGCACTCGATCGTATTCGCGCTCGTGTTTGCGCTTTTAAGGCGTCAATTTCCTCAATTCTACTAAGTAGGAGGATGAAGTACTTGGTACTGGGACCAGCTTCCATGGGTATCTATTCTCTCATAGGAGCGTTAAAGGCTCGAGAGACACAGCTCGCCGACGTTAAAGAGATATCAGGATCTTCCGCGGGTGCCATATTGGCTTTATTTTTAGCAGTTGGGATGTCTATTGACGAAATTTTCGAAACTTCACTCGAACTCAATATCCCCAATTTTGTTAAGATACGTATAGGCTCCTTTTTTAACAAATTTGGTTTTGTTGACATGGCTCCTATACGTAAAAAATTGGTTGAAATTTGTGGATCGGATCCCACATTTGAAGAGTTGGAGATGAAGATATACGTATCGGCGTTTTGTATGAATACATCCGAAACAGTCTATTTCTCAAAGGATACCCATCCGGACATGAAAGTCATAGACGCCGTGTGTATGAGTATGGCGGTACCGTTTATTTTTGCATGTGGCAAATACAATGGTAATACGTATGTAGATGGAGGGATGAAAGAGGAATTTCCACTTTCACCGTTTTATGATAAAAAGGCGCACGAGATTACGTGCATAAAAATTAAAATGAACCGAATGTATCAAGACGACATAGAAACACCAAAACAGTTTGTAGAGACACTCGTACGATCAGCTCTTTCAAATCGTGTCACGTACGACGCACCAATAGAGATAGTAGAAATCAATGTAGAAGATACGAACGTGTTTGATTTTGGTATGGATTATGAAGAAAAAATACGGTTATTCAACAAGGGGTATACTTTTTTATCAGCCTATTATAAATGAATGTGGATACATTCAGAGTAAGGCTGGCTGCACTACCTTTTCTTAGTAAGTCAGAAATCGAGTCTTACCAACAGAGGGTTCAACAGGGTAGAGTAGA